TTCTTTTTGTCTTAACTCATCTTTAGAAATATCATCAAATTCATATAGTTTAGTAAATTTCATGTTAACCCATCCACCATTTGCACGTATTTCTGTGTATAATTTGGTCCAATATCTTTTACCAACTTTATTTGTTGTATTCTTCTTATGATGACTCTGACGACTACTTAAATTATTTGTTGATCCAATGTAAAATAATGATAGATTAGTTTTACACGCTATTTCATATATATATGTTTTCATTATTATTAAATATAATATTTGTTTATTTCTTTTTCATAGCACGCATAGATGCCATACGTGCTTTTGCTTCAGGACTTCCTTTTACAAGTCGTCCACCTGTTGAACGAGGTGTATATGTTCTTGGATCAGATCCAATTAATTTTCGCCGTGGTTCTACTTTAAGATTTGGACCAGAGTCCATAAATTTACGTACACCATATCCATTAATTTTCTCTACTGCTTTTCGTGTACCTGCTTGAAGAATAGGTTCGGCAACTGGTTTAATATAAGTTCCAATATCTTTCGCTGCGTTTCCAAGGGCGCGTGTCCAATCTTTAAAACCTTTAATACTTCCACCTCGTTTCATTCCATAACCATTAATTTTCTCTACTGCTTTTCTTGTACCCGCTTCAAAAATAGGTTGTGCAACTGGTTTAATATAATCGCCTATATCTTGCACAGCATGACCTAGAGTTTTAGTCCATCTATTAAATTTATTCAATCTGTTTACAGATCCTCCATCAATTTCATCATCATCCATATCTTGCATAGAATGACTAATACCACATCCAAGACCGTGAAAAGAATCAAGGATAACATGTTTGTTTAAATGTCCTCTATTTTCATGAATTAGATGTGCTAATTTTTTAATTTTACTATGAATATCGTCTTCGGTTAGTTTCATACCTTTACCTTTTACACTCATTTTATCTTTAAATCCGATTATCATTTTGATGTTATTACCTATATCTTTTGTAATATAATTATTATAAATTGGTTCTGATTGTCTGTATCTTAATGTATGTTCTTTTACATCTACTTCAGTTTTAAAATCATGTTTTTTCAACCAGTTCTTTGCACGTGTATTTGTCCAGTGATTACGATCAAATATAATACTTTGTATTTCTTCTTTGCTGATTCCTTTACCAATTAATTTACGTGGATCTAAATTACTTAAAAATTTGCTACTATGTGCTTTTAAAGGATTCCATGTATTATCTTTTACTGTTGTTGCTCCTTTGCTAAACATGCTAACAGGATCAAAACTTGATCTTAATGTATGTTCATTATCTTTTTTATCTTCAAAAAATGATGCTGGATTAACATTAATAACTTCTCCTGTTTTCCCTTCATCATTTAATTTTCTTGTTATTATTCCTGATTGACTATGACCAACATTTGTATCTACTTTTCCATATTTTGCGATTGCTTTATTTTGTGTTTCTGTAGCATTTTTCATACGATCAGAATTACCATAAAAATTAAACATATTACCTGTTAATTTATCCGCTCCGTATTTTACATTATTACTCCAATCACTTACAGTTCCTGTCGTTCCTCTATTGGCGACAACTGTTTTACCTGTATTTGGATCATGATAAACCTTTGCTTTTCTTGTACTTAATTCTTTATCAAGAATATAATCACCAATCTTATCGGGTGCTGATCCTCTTTTCTCATAACTTGCGTCTACAAATTGTTGAATATCTTCAACAGATAATGCACCACCTTTCATATGTTTTTTTACCATTATAGTATATTAAATTATATTTGTTTAAATATAATTTAGTATATATTAACATCTATTTATCTAAATCGTTAATATCTTCATCAATTTTCAATTTTAATCCTTTATAAACCCATTTATTTTTGAATGGTCCTTTATGTTGATATTTAACAGATTTATTAAATTTTTCATCCATGTTAGAATATAATGTACCAGCACCTAAACCCTTAATACTATTTTCTTTACACCAATCACTATATAATAATTTAACTTCTGTTTTTAAAATCATATCATCGTCTGTACCATTATCAAACATATCATCAATAAAATTACTAATATTTGATTGTTCTCGGATATACTCGTTTTGTGCTTCTAACATTTCTCCTACTGGATTAAAATTAGGATGTTTGTAATATTCCATAGCGCCATCTACACACCATGAAAAGAATTCATTAATATATTTTTGTTCAATTAATTTATCTATACCATCTATTTTAAGGTATTCATTCACCTTAGATGGTTTTTCAACAAATCTAGCATTTAATGGAACTAATCGTACACGATCTACATTCGCTTTATCATTTGCATTAAAATCAGGTTTAAAATTAGTACATAAAATTAATTTACATAAAGGTATGAATGTAATTGGATCACGGTATAATCCTCTGGCGGTTATTGAATCATTGCCACTGATCATTTTAATAATAGATTCATTTAACTCATCATTGGGATTAGTTTCACTAAAGGTTGCCATACGACAATCTTTTAATTGTAATACTTCAGTGCCTCCACTTTTACTATTATTATTACTATTAATAAATACACATTTACTAACTGCTTGATATTGTTGACATAATATTTTAGACATTAAATTTAATAATACCGTTTTTCCATTACATCCTTTTCCAAATAAAATAAAGTATACTCTAGCATCAATATGACCTGTAAGACCATATCCTAATATCTTTTGAATATATGCTAAATCTTCTTCTTTATTACATGCTATGTTTTTTAACATAGTCATTAATTCTTCAGGTCTTTCTTTAGTATATGATACAGGACATTCAAAACTAAATTTATCACTTTTAATACGACTTTCTGTTACTCCTGTTCGTAAATCAATTTTTAAACATTTACTGATTGGAAGATGATGAGGAAGCACACGGTTAATTGTATCCATAAATTTCTCATCTACTATTTCTGCTTCATATAGTCTGTATATACTACGTAATTTGACTTCAGAACATATTTTATTTGTTTTTTTATGTAATTTCACTAGATCATCTTTAGTAGGTAAATTAAATTTCATATACATTAAAAAGTTTCGATTAAAAAATGATGCCATATCATTAATAACACGACCTGAAGATATTTCAGACCATAAAAGATCATCATTAACATTATATCCAAATAAGTATTTTTTTGAATATACATATATACCTTGACGGAATGACATGAAAAATAATGCTGTATTATATTCATTTTCAAGAATTTCAAGATATTGTTCGCAAGTAGGGTATTCAGATTCCATTAATATATATACTAAATAAACCTTTAAGTCATTTTAATTATTGGATTCATCCATTTTATTATTGGATTCGTGTAATGCTAATCTTTTCATTTTAATTAAATATGTATCATGTATTTTATTTGATACTGTTTTAAAAATTATTTTAGATACATTGTTTTTTGATGTAGTTTTATCTTTAATTTCATGTAAATCATGATAAATTTCAAGTAGTGTATAATATAACTCATCTTTTTCATCATCTTTACATAATTCAATATATTTTTTTAATGATGATAATAAATTTTTAAATTTTTTAATAGGTATAGTGGGTATAAATCTTAAATTATTTATCTCAGAGTGTACAATAGTATATTTAGATAAGTGTTTCATTAATATATAGTCATAATTTATCTTTATACCTATTTATTAATAAAAATCGTACATAATCCAAAAATCCAACATATCCAATTCTGACTCGATTTTTATAAAGGTCTCTAGAGAAAGGTCTTTTTATAGTTACTAAGTTATAGAATGTCTTATATTTTTGGATACTTGGATTCACTCTTATTAATACATACTAAATAATACATTTTTGTAATATTTTTATTTTAAAGAGTAGTTAATATAAATAATATAATGAATCAAAAAAAAGAAGAATTAAAATTATATTCTAATTTTGAAAAAGTCAAAGAAAATGCTGAAAAGATGGGATTAAACCCCGTTGAGATTTCATCGAGAAAAGATAAGAAATATATGATAAGAGATGATCAAGGGAATGTAAAACATTTTGGACAGATGTTATATCAGGATTACACCAAAACACATGACGAAAAGAAAAGAACCAATTTTAGAAATAGAAATAAACGATGGGCGGATGCGGAAGTATATACTCCAGCGTTCTTATCATATTATTTATTGTGGTAATATATAATTAATATTTAAATATAAATTATATTATATATTTAATGTATAGATTTATAAAAATCAGTAAATTTAAAGTAAAAGGTAAAGACGGTTGGATATCATATCGTCCAAAAGGCGAAGGGCATCAAATAGTATATATTAAATAGTAGAATCTAAATTCTTCGGTGATGGATTCCGTAATGGATTCTTAATCATTTCTAATAACCTTCCTTTAGTTGGTTGTATTTCATTATAATTAAATAATTTATCTCCTATAGATATATTATTTACTAAACTAATTTCTACAATATTTTTATATTCACTAATTATATGATTTAAAAATACAGTTCCGTCTGATTCTCGGTTATTAGGATTTAATTTCATTTGATGACTAATACGAATTGCTAAATTCTTTAGAGAATGGAAAGATGCTAATTCAACTTCCATTTTTTTATTTAATTGCATATACAATTCTACAGCACTTATTATACCAGCAACTAAAGATAATATAGAATTTATTACTGTTACTTGTTGTTGATTCATGTATATCGTACCTCCTACACTAAATACACTATTAAAACTACTTATTATTATTAAAGGTATTCTAAAAAAAGATAAATAATAATCTAAATACAAATATTTATTTTTATGTATTTCTAATAGTGCCTTTATATCGTCTAAAAGATTAAAACATAATTTGTTAATATCATCCGTCCATGTTTCTTCTTTAGATGTTATCGAGTCGTTATCACTCTTTGTTTCCATATATATTATTTAGTAAAAAGAATATATATTTAATTATAATTTATGGTGGTGTATCTTTCCATAATTGAATGTAGTATTTCTCACCGCCAATAAAAATTGGTAAATATGAACCAGCATCAGTAATAGGAAGTACTGGTGTTTGAAGAGGTGTATCAACACTTAATGCTGATTCTGCACAACTGATTTGAACTGCTGTAGTATCAGAACCAACTAAAGATAAAGGGGAATTAGAAGTAATAGGAACAACTGAGTTGTCATCAGTATAATAAGAACCCATTGCCGGTACACCATCACCATTAAAACCGAAATATTGGGTTAAATCTCTATCGTTGGTTGGGTTATAATAATCAAAATACACTTGACCCCATTTATTTATAGAATCCCCAATAATTCCCGCACTGTAACGTACTGTTCCCGATTGTTGAAAAGATCCCGCGCTTGAATAATAAAATGCTTCTGCGTTATCTCCATATAATGATTCAATATAATTGTTATTTGTTCTTATTTTGTTTGTTGATCCATTAGTATTTAAAAAATCAATTTCATTAAAATTTGCTTTTCCTGTTGCGTCAATTGACCAATTTTCAGGAACTGTTAACGGCACTTGATAATCTACCACTCCTGCATATGTAGCACTACTTAATTTACCAGAACTATCATAAAGTAAAGAATTATGACCATTATTTGTATTCATCCATATTTCATTTTGACCAGACATATACATTTCTTCACTCCATATAGTTGGATCAGATGGCGCACCATCACCATTAAAAATATCTAAAAATGTAGTACCACCTGTAGTATAATTGGCAATAGAATTTGCATTAGTTATAGCACCTCCTGTTAAATCAAAAAATCCATTGTTCCATGTTACTTTAATAGAATCACCATCTGTATACATAAATGGATTTCCTTCAATATTATTATAATATACTGTACCAGAATTATCAGAAAATAAGAAATTACCATTCATTCCAGAAGCATCTGAAATAGGAAGTGTAGGACCAGTCGCACCAGTTTCTCCTCTATTAGTATATAATGTCCATTCTGAAACATCTAGAGATGGATCTACATACACGTTTTGAATTACAACGGTACTAACATAAGTATCGTAATTCATAGGTGAAATAGCAACTGTATTTGCAATATATGAACCAGCAACCCATACACCAATAAAATTTAAAACAGTTCCTGGAGTACCTGGATCACCTTGTTGACCTGGATCTCCTTGAGGTCCTTGTGGTCCTTGTGCTTGATCACCCCAATTTACAGCACCTGTACCATCATTAACTAATACTTGATTTAAAGCACCAGTTCCTCCTGCTAAATCATGTACTTGTGCTGTTATATACATTTGATTATCACATATTAATGTTGGAGTATGAAAGTTTCCAACTACAGATACATTACCAAAAGATGGTGTTAATGTAATTTGACCAGCATTTAATTTCATTTCACTATATGATGGATATGTAACCGTATCAATTGAAATATTACCTGCCAAATTTGTAGTATCATTTTTCATTTGCATAATTGATGTTCCATTATTATTCCTTTGTGAAAAATTTGAATTAGAAGGAATATCGTGTATCACTATATGATCTTGTGATATTATTGTATACGTTGTATCATTTGATGATTTAATATCTGTAAGAAAAGTATTATTACCAGAAAATGTATTATCATAGATAAGTGATGGCGCTATGGAATACACTGTACTAATAACTGTATCTAAATTTGGTATTTGATAAGCGGTTGATGCTGATACATCAGTAGTAGGACAATAAGTTGAAAAATCATTTTGTCCAGTCCATGTATTGTCAGTACTAAGAAGGTTTGAACCACCTCCAGCGACCAATCCTACAACAGTTTCATAATTACATAGTTGATAATTTGTAGTTGCATCTATTTCACTTGATGGACAATAAGTATTAAAATCATTCTGTCCAGTCCATGTATTATCTGAATTTAATATATCAGGTGGTGTTGTAGGTGATACCCATTGAACTCCAGAAACTAATGAATTTTGTAAAATATATCCATCACCACCAACATCACCACTAATATTAATTTGTGGAATATGGTTTTCAGTAGTTAAAGTTAAAAATGTTGTAGGATTATCTATGGTTTCTCCATCTTGTACGGTTAATGCATTATTGATATTTAATGTAGTTGCATTTGTTGCTTGTGATACTGCTTTAATATTTTGTAATTTTGTTGCAAATGTTCCCCAGGGTACAGTTGCTGTATTACCACCAATACTATAAGTAAAAGTTGTTGGTGTAAATCCTACACCGACAATATTATCCCCACTAGAATTTGTTACTGCGATTCCTTGTGAGTTGATGGCGACTTGTTGTTCCAAATTCTCTACAAGATTTCCTTGATCATTTATAGTAGACGATATTTGCGCAAAGTTGTGTGTTAAATTTCTAAATGTATTTGAACTCATTATAGTATAATATTATATTCTTTTATATAATATTATATTATTATTTTATTAATTTAATTCAATGCGTACCATTCATATACAACACCTCCATAACCATTTAGGGTTAATATTACTATAGGTCCATCTACTGAACTATTTTGACACGACCATCCTCCACTATTTGCAAGATTATAATAAGTTGTAGTTGTACGTGCTGAAATATATGAATTTGTTGCTATTGTATTAGAAATAGTATCATACGTTGTACTAAAGGCGGAAGGTGATGGAAGACCTTGTGTACCATATTCTGATGTTGTTGTTAAATTTGCAGTTGTAGAAATAACTGATGCTAGACCACCATTAGCACCTTGTGTCGCCGGTGATACAGCGGAAGCACCGCCTGTTGGACCATTTCCTAAAGAAAACAAAGTAGATGAACCATTAGTACATCTTAAATAATTTGTTCCTTTTGATGTTTGTGATGATGAAAATACATATGCTTCAATTGAACTTCCTGTTACACTAGATGCACCTATATATGAAGTAGTATTAGAACATAAAACATTATTTAGAACATATAATGATCCTACAATATTTATTACTTGAAACCATGTATTGACAGTACCTGCGATAGTATCATAAGTAACAAATAAATAATCACCAACATCTATTTGATACGTATTAACAGAATCATTGTCAGTAAAAACACTTGTCCATTGTGTTGGATCGCTTCCATTATCATTATTATTAGTTAATACCTTAAGACCTTTATTACATAAATTATTATAAAATGTAAAATTAGTAGATGAACCAATTGTCCATGGTTGTGTTGCTATACATGAAATTGTAAAGGTATATGTATTTATAATACTAGTTATAAATTCTACTAAAAAACTTCCAGTATCAGCAATACCAGCACTAGATGTAACACATGAACCAAGCGGTAAAGTATTTATATCTAGTATCATTAAATCCCGGTAAGATGATTGAATTTCAAGTGTAATTGAATTTCCAGTAGTATATGTAATTGTACATGGAACAGGATAACCAATAATAGTGGATTGTAATAAAGGTGGATTACAAATATTTTGATAAGTACCTGCAAGTGTACCTCCAGAGGTTACAAGTTCTGTTGAATAAGCAGTAGCACCCGCTGTAGCATTACCACCTAAATTAAATCCTAAATAAACACTATTAGGATTTGGTGAACATCCACCTGCACTAATTGCTAATTGTTGATTCATTACAATACTATAATTAAATTGAGTTGTATCGGGTGTTATAACTTGATAAATTTGATTGACATTACTATTTAAATATATTCCTTGAGCGCCATCAAGTTGACTATAAACAGGATAAAGAGTATATCCTAAATATAAATATCCATTATTTCCACCACCACCTCCACTACCGGCGGTTGTTTGTACTGTTCCATCACTGAATACTAATCGTCCGTAATCTGCTGGGACTGTTGTTTGTTGAAATGTAAAATTACCATTATCAACGATATTACCACCTACTGTTAAATCTTGTGTAACATTTGTTTCTTGTAATGTTACTAACGCCTGTGAAATAGGATATGTTATAAAATATTTTTTAAATTCATTTATTGTTGCTTGTAAAGCATCATTCGGACCAAAATTACTATCATTAAAGATAGGTTGATTTTCTGAGGGTTGAGGATAAATTGCCATAATTATATTAATATAGATATAAATCTTTATGTATTTATATTTAAAAAAGTAATCTGTAAATATAAATAATGCCAAGAATTAAAAAAAATAATAATAATTCGGATATAATTAACTTTTATGAAGTTATACCTAAAAAATATTTAGATGAGGTATCTAATCCTAATGAACATTTGCATGATATCAAATTACCATTTAGAATGTGTGTTGTAGCGCCTTCTGGAACAGGAAAGACTAATTTTTTATTAAATTTAATTAAAATATTTAGTCAAGGTCAAGGAACATTTGCGGATATTACAATTGTTACACGTAATAAGGATGAACCTTTATACAATTATTTATCAGGTGAATTTAATCAGATCCAAGTCAAGGAAGGTATGCACAGTACACCAAAATTAGATGACATGGATAAAAAATATAATCATTTGGTTGTTTGGGATGATTTAGTATTGTCTAAAAATTTAGAATCTGTAAGTGAATATTATATGCGAGCGCGTAAAAAGAATTGTTGTGTAATATTTTTAAGTCAATCATATTATGACATTCCTAAATTTATTAGAAAGAACTCTAATTATTTAGTTTTGTTAAATTTAGGCGGATCTAAAAGAGAACAAACAGCAATTATGAACGAATGGACTGGTGATTTAGATAAAGATGAATTACGCGCTATTTATAATGATGCTGTATCACAGGAACTAAGACCACTTATTATTACAGGTGGTAAAACTACCCGTAATAAAAAATATAGAAAAGGATGGAAGGATTATTATAATTTAGATACATTTTTAAAAGATATACCTCGTACAACTACTAAAGGATTAAAGAAAAAGGTTAAAGAAGATTCTAGTGATGAGGAGACTTAATATAAATCTTTTGTTGTGCGATACTACTTCCCATATCCGCCATATCTTGATTCAATTGTTTATTAACTTCAATTGTACTTTGATATTTATCGCTTAGATACATGTGTCTCAATTGATTTACGCTAGCATTTTTATTGAATAATTTATTCAATCGTTGTGTTAACTTTACATTTGATAATTTATTCAAATTATTATCAAATAGTAAATAATGAGTAGGATTAACTTTAATCCATTTTTTTAAAATACGTAAAAGTTCCGGTGGACAATCAATTTCTTGTCGTGCGTATGTCTTCGATGTTTTATAAGAATTAAAAATTAATTTCTTTTTATAGATGTAATTATCTTTATCATCTAGTATTTCACCATTAATTTTAAAATCAACGTAATCTTTAGATCTACGAGGCGGAATAAATATTCCCCCAAGCAAACATATGATAATATAATTTTGGATATCTTGTAAATCTGATTTATCTAAAACTTTCTTTTTATATATAATACTTGCATTATGTTTTAGTACATTATATAACTCGTGTATATCATCGGTTTTTAGTGAATTTTCAGATTGTTCTGGTGTCATTGTCTGTTTCGCCACATCTGTTTTATATTCTTGAATATCTTCCATCATTTGGTCTTGGTAAACTCTATTATTTGTTAAAACTACTAAAGATGCTAAGATGGTCTTTCTTTTATTTGGAGGTAGGTCTTTGAGATAATTCATAATTTTTGTAGTGTCTGTAAATTTATTTAGATCGTATTTATCATCGTCGTATACTTTCTTGTATAGATTTTTAAGAATGCTTAAATAAGTATTAATACTAGAAGTACTAATATTAGGTTTATTAATTTTGATAGCGTTTTTTAATTGTTCCATTATTAATATTCAACTTAATTTCTGTTTATATATTAATACTATTTGTTTTAATATTATTTAAAAGATGTATTACATTATTAACATAATGGATAAATTTTTAAAATATTATAATGATGGACATAATCCATTTCCACATTTAAAAAAAGGACGAGGCGGTTTAGGTTATCATTTACC